ACATTGTATACACCACGTAATTCATATATGTCTGGATCATACACACGATCTCTGTTTTCTAAAAACAGTATATCCTGTACATCTAGCTCACTGATATCTGGCTCTACGTTAGTAAGGTTACCATTGGCATCCGTGGCACTACTATCAGTATACTTAGGCTGGGTTTTGTCGTCTTGATCCGCTACATCTTGTGGCCCAATGTACTTGTGTACTATTACACCCACTCCGCCAATGTCAAATTGTTCGCGAATTGTTTTATCCATAAAATAGAAATCATTTGTCTTTGTTGGTTTGTAAAGCGTTAATCTAGGCATCTTTGCTGTCCTTTATTTCTTCTAGCATTGATTCTAGAATATCTATATGGTGTGGATTTTCTGGACCCATGTCACTGCCTGTTAAAAATTGTATGTCTTTGTCTGCAGGTATATCTGCTTCTAATACTCTAAGGAAAGTTTCACTGCCTATTTCATCTACCCAAGATAAATTGCCAGCATACAAACCTACACTGGTAAAATCATATGATTTTATATTATCTACATTTACATTTGCCAGTGGTTTATTGTACAACATGAATTCTGCGTTTGCACAGTTTACATCTACAATGATTGGTGATATATCCCAATCATCAAATTCATCATCATCAAAATTAGGCTGTGCTATAAAATGTATATTTTCTTTGGCTTCCATTAACAATAAAAGATTATGCATTGCATCTTCGCTTACATGTTTATCTTGTAGCATATCACTTCCAACCATAAAAGGCATGTTTACCATTAACAAATGTGTGAAACCTTTTTGTTTAAAAATTGCTAGGTAATCTCTTGGATCTTTACTGCCTATTGCATTAAGCCCATCACCTGCATCTTGTAAATCAAGACTGGACGACTTTTCACCCATTGGAATCAAAGAAGTATTAAAACACGATCCAATCCACAATGTGTCTGCTTTTTCAATACCCAACTTTGCTAACTGGTTTTGTGTGTACGATTTTAAAATAGCACCTAGTTTGTTGTGTGTATCAATGTTAATTTCGGGTAATCCCCAAACAATAGCACCAAGTTTCATCTATAGATCTCCATATACTGTATTTACCGATTGACAAAACTAACTAGTGTATGTTACTATAATAGAAACAAACATAGGAGTGTAACCATGGCTAGCGGAGTTAAAGTTAGAAAAAAGAAGAAATCTTCAGCACCTAGACGCGGAACTAGAGGCTTACAAGCACCTAGTTTTGAAGGTTGGGAACAGTTGGATGGACAACAATTTCACAGATTGAAAACAACTGTGCATGATTTCTACTATATGAATTACAAATACAACGACAATGTAGAACATGCATTTACATGGATGAAACAGAATGGCTATACAAAAGACGATATAGCAAGTGTTAGAAAAGCCGGCAAATATCAAATAGTGCTGGGCATTCAATGTAAGTTACTGCTAGATGGTTGTCCTGAATACAATGAAAAAGAACAAGAGTATTGGCAGTCATGTCCTGGTACCAGTGGCGATCTTGCACCAATGACTGAATGGATTAAAAAACGTATAGGAGAGCTTATTGAAACAGGCTCAACTATGATTGAGGAAAAGAAAGAAGAAGAAAAGAAAACTAAAAAAGGTTATGTTCCTACAATACAAGAACGTTTAGAAGAGGCCGCAGAAGAAAAAATTGAAGACATAGAAACTTGGATTGATGAGTTTTTAATTGATCCACAGAAGAACAAACTCAAAGACAAAAACATTCTGCAAACTCTCAAACGTGTAGGCACTAACTTGGGACATGTTAGATTCATGCGTAAATGGTACACAGGTCCATTGGAAGAATATCGTGAACTAGACTCTTTGCCTGCTCCAAACAAACGTGATGAAATGCAAAAGCAATTAGAAGAAGGCTATGATCATCTAAACAAAGCACAACGAAAAGATGCTCTACAGTTTTATGAAAGATTGTTTCAAGCATTTGATATACTGTTGGCTGAAAATAAACACAACAGAATAGTCAGAAAGCCTAAACAAAAAACTGCCGCCGAACAGGTTAAAAAACTGAAGTACAAAGTATATGACAGTGATTTTGGTGTAACCAGTAAAGAACCAGCAGAAATTATTGATTCAACAATGTTGGTGGTGTTTAACTGTAAAACACGAAAACTTGGCATTTATGTGCCGGAGCAACATGCAACTCTTAAAGTGAAAGGTACAACAATACAGTTCTTTGATGCACAACGTAGTGTGCAAAAAACTATTAGGAAACCCAAAGAAGTATTGTCGCAATGGAAAAAGATCACAAAACACAAGGTACCGAAGCAATTTGAATATCTCAAAACAACTGAAACCAAACTCAATGGTAGATTCAACGCAGAAACAGTGATACTTCAGGTGTTTAAGTAAACACTCCCATAAATACAGTTATGAGATTTTGGGAACTAACTGAAGCACGAGTTGAACCAGACTGGGAATTTATAGCAGACCTTGAGCCTGCTATAGATGATGCTTTGGCAGATTACCAAGAATTCCTACAAGCCAACAATGATAAAGATGATATCAATGAGCTAGAAGAACTGCTCAATTTTGAAACTGAAGACTTTCCAATAGAATTTATTACAGACTATTCTGAACGCAAAGATCCAGATGAATGGATAAGTGCGGCCGCAGATTGGACTGAAAAAGAAGGCAAGTTTATGACTGTGTATCTACATGCTAAGAATTTAGATAAAGTGTATGGTCCTAAAACTTTCAAAAAAATATTGATGAGAATGTTGCAACACGAAACCATACATTGGAATCAATACGACAAAATGGATCAAAAAGTATTGCCCAAATACAAAAGTGGTTACATGAAAGGCTTGGATCAAGTTAAAAAAGGTGGCACACAAGCAGATCTAATGCGTAGTTACCTGCGTGATCCACATGAACTTATGGCATACGCCAGTGATCTAGCAGATGAAATGAAGGACTTAGACAATCCTGAGGCTGTGCTTCGTAACCCAGAAGCATACAGAAAAGAACTGCCGAGTTATGATAGAATGCGTAATTCATTTCCAGCAAATGCAAAGCAAATCAAACAACTGCTAAAGTATACGGCAGACTACTTCAAACAAGGTAAATAGTAGTATGGCACTTAAAGAAGATTTAACAAAAGAAATAGAGCTACGACTTGGTGGACAGATGGTCGATGTTGAACTCGATCCTGAACATTATGACTTGGCTATTAAAAAGAGTTTTGAAAAATACAGACAACGCAGTGAAAACTCAGTTGAAGAAGCATACGTATTTTTAGAACTCAAAGAAGATATTCAAGAATACACATTACCCACTGAAATAGTTGAAGTGCGTGATATTCTCACAAGAACAAGTGGCACTAATGCCAGTTCAGGCAACGACTTTGAACCATTTGAGGCGGCATATTTAAACACATATCTACTTGCAGGTGGTAGAGCAGGCGGACTAGCAACGTTTGATGCTCTGCAACAACACAGAGAAACACTAGGTAAATTGTTTGGCAGTGAATATCTGTTTACATGGAATGTTAGAAATAGTAAACTTACTGTACACAGAAAACCAAAAGCAAATACATCTGTGGTGCTTTGGGTATACAAATATGTTGATGATGAAAGTTTATTAACAGATATCTATGCAGGTCCTTGGTTAAAAGAATATTCGTTGGCACATGCAAAACTTATGTTAGCAGAAGCACGTGGCAAGTTTAATACCATTGCAGGACCACAAGGCGGAACAAGTCTTAATTCAGAAACATTAAGAGCTGATGCACAAGCCAGTATTGAAAAACTAGAACAAGATCTTAGATTGTTCGCCGCTGGTGAAAGCAGTATTGGTTATGTTACGATTGGTTAGAGTCGTGTACACTCAAGGCAATTAGTGCATAGTGTAAAACTTTTTGTAAGTCTTTCCTATTATACCCATCTTTTTTTCCGTATCGTTGAGCATACTTCATAATATTGCCTATGCAAAAACCTTCGCCGTGTCCGGCATCTATGATAAATTCAGTGGCCTGAAATTTGTTTTTGCTATAGTGTTGATCATATGTTGAATCAACATATGCTTGTAATTCTTTTATTAAATTTTCTTCATTGAACTTGTAGTCAATAGCCATGGTTATCCTCTCAATTATGTTATTTCATTATATACTAAATTGTACTCGAAGTCAAGCCATTATATACGTATTTAATGGCTATAAACCGTGGTTTTAAGCAGGGTACGGTAAATACATATATCACTTTAAGAGAAGGGGAAATTAAATGGCTACATTAACATCACCAGGTGTTTCAGTTAGTGTTTCAGACGAGTCAGCCTACGCCGCCCCAGGCGGAGGCACAATACCATTTATCATGGTAGCCACAGGACAGGATAAAACCGATCCTACAGGTAGTGCATCAGACTCAATCGCACCAATGACTAAGAGTGCAAAAGCAAACACACCACTACTGGTAACATCTCAAAGAGAATTAACACAAAACTTTGGAGATATTTTCTTCAGAAAAAGTGGATCAACACCTATTGTTGGAGACGAAACCAGCGAATATGGATTGTTGGCCGCTTATAGCTTTTTGGGACAAGGTGGTAGTGCGTATATTTCAAGAGCAAACGTAAACACTACTCAGCTTATCCCTACAACAACAGAACCAACTGCCTCATATGCAACAGCAAACAGTTGGTGGTTAGACACAGACGCCAGTGAATATGGTATCAATAAATGGAATGCAACTTCTAGTGTTTGGGAAAAACAGACTCCAACCATTGAAGTTAATAATGCCGCCACTGATGCACATACATTAGGAGCCAGTGGATATTCAATTACAACTTCAGTAACCAATGGTAACTTCCTTGTTGTAGTACACCTAGACCAAGACGGTAATGCATCACTTGAATATTTCTATGGAATTTCAAATGCATGGGAAGAACTTGACTTTGATGGTAATCTTTCATCAGGTGAAACTGTTTCATGGGCACCACACTATACTGCTCCAGCATCACCAGGTGCAGGAGATGTTTGGATCAAAACTACTTCACCAGGCAATGGTATAGATTTAAAAATTTACGAACATTCAGGTACAGGTAGTTGGGTATTACAAACTGTGCAAGGTGTTACAAACGCAGGTGCTGGCGAGGAAACAGTAATTGGTAACTTTATTCCACAAGATGGTTCAAGCACAACTGCATTGACATCTTCAAGTGCCGTACCAGGCAACTATTTGTTAGACGTAGATGCTAACACTAAAGCATTAATCATCATTCAAAGAGTATCGGCCGCAGGCGGAGTTGAAGTACTTGATACTTTAACAACCAAAAAGGCTCAAAACGCAGAACCAACTGGTACTGCATCAGATGGTCAATACTGGTTTGATAACACACTTACTGGACTAGATGTCTACAAAGTAAATGGTAGTAACTATACAACTATTGCTCCAACTTATAGCACAACGGCTCCAACAGGACCAAGTGCAGGAGATATTTGGATTGACACAACAAGTGCTGGTTATGGCTTAGCAAATGAGCGTGACTATCCAAAAATTTATCAGAGAAATGCTGGTAATAGTGCATGGGTACTTCATAGTAATGCAGATCAAAGTACATCAAATGGTGTTCTATTTGCTGATATTACAGACACGGCCGCAGATGCAACAGATGGCGGTAACGCAACAGAAATTACTGGTGCTCCAGATGCCGCGATTTATCCAACTGGAATGGTTGTAATTAACATGGCTCAAAGTAAAAATACTGTGAGAGCATATAATTCAACAGCAGGTAAATGGAGAAATGGTGCTTCTAATCATGCAGACGGTTCAGGTGCGTTTGGTAGATTTGCACAACGTAAAATTATTGCAACTGCTTTACAAGCCACAGCCTCTGACACTGATAACCTAGATGAAAATTTAAGTTACTCACTTATTGCCGCTCCAGGATATCCAGAACTAGCAGACGAAATGGTAACAATGAACAACAACAGAGGCAATACTGCTTTTGTAATCATTGACTCACCATTACGTAAGTCACCAACTGAAATGGTAACATGGGTTGGTGGAACAGCAACCACTGAAAATGGTGAAGATGGTCTAGTAACCAAAAACACATATTCAGCAGTTTACTATCCGCCACTGAAGGCAACTGAACCAACAGCAGGTTCAACTGTCGTAACATACCCATCACACTCTGTGCTTTACCAAATTGCAGTAAGTGATGCTGTATCATTTCAATGGTTTGCACCAGCAGGACTTAACAGAGGTGTTATTTCTAACGCATCTGGAGTAGGTCATGTAGATGGCGAAAACGAATTCAAGGCAACTGCATTGACAAACAGTCAAAGAGATGCATTATATTCTGCCAAAGTAAATCCGATTGCAAACTTTCCAGATTCTGGAATAACAATCTTTGGACAAAAATCATTGCACGGAACAACAAGTGCATTGGATCGTGTTAATGTTGCACGATTGGTAGCATATTTGCGTGAAAGATTTGACGTGTTGGCAAGACCTTTCTTGTTTGAACCTAATGATGAAACAACAAGAGATCGAGCAGGATTACTGTTTACAAACTTCCTATCAGACATTCAAGCAAAAAGAGGCTTGAGTGACTTTGCAGTGGTTTGTGACACATCCAACAACACACCAGCGAGAATAGACAGAAATGAATTATACATTGATGTTGCTATTGCTCCTGCAAAGAGTATAGAATTCATCTATATTCCAATCAGAATTGTTAATACAGGGCAACTTGCCTAATTAAAACAACTAGAATAGGCCCTTTTGGGCCTATTCGTTTGACCCCGAAAAATTTTCTTGGACTTTTTCATAAATACATTTAGCTTCATTAAGAAGAAGAGAATTTAACTATTGGGAGTTATGCAATGGCACTTAACAAATTTACAGTTCCTGTAGATGGAGGAAGCGGACCAGCCGCGATGCCGAAATTACAATTTCGTTTTCGTGTACTATTGAATGGATTCGGAGATAATCCAGGAAATACTGTAGCTATTACAGAAAATGTGGTCAGCGTAACCAGACCAGGAATTACATATGATGAAACAACACTAGATGTTTACAATTCAAGAATTTACATGCTTGGAAAACACACATGGGATCCTATCACACTCGTTGTGCGTGATGATATAGGTGGCGATGTTGTCCAGGCGGTTAACGCACAATTATCAGCACAGACAGATCATGAGAATCAAGCAACACCATCTGCCGCATCTAATTACAAATTTAAAACTGTAATTGACATGCTAGATGGTACAAACAGCGGAGGCTCCGGCGGAAGTGTTGTACCTATTGAATCATTTAAACTAGAAGGCGCAATGCTTACAAACGTTACATTTGGTGACGTAGCATATGCAACTAGTGAACAAGTTCAAATATCAATGACAATACGTTATGATAACTGTGAACATTCACTGGATTCAGGCGCAACTAATACACTAGCACCAGGACAAGGTGGTGCTTCAAGTACACCAGGTACACAAAGAGCTACTGGCTAAGTAAGGTAATGTTATGGGATTCAAAAATTATGCAGTCGATGTTTATGGACCTAATACAGGTAGCATCAAACTCCCAAAGCAAAAGTACCAGTATGCTGTAGAATTTTTGACTGACCTTGCTGAAAACAAAATGATGGGAAGGCAATTTAACGTATCAACTGTTACATTGCCTTCCGTACAATATCAAACACAGACAAATAATGCATACAATAGAAAAGTAATATCAATACTGAACAAACAGTATTCACCTGTTACTATGACTATTAGAGACGACAGAGAAGGTGTTCTCAATCAATTTTTATCAGAATACGATCAACACTACTTTGGAAAACCAGGTTCTACACGAAGCACTGATATGAGAAACACTAGTTTTCAAGAGAATGAAAATTTAAAAGTTGTTAACAGAAAAGATCCTATCAATATGATCATGATTCATAACTTTTCTGGTACATCAGACACAGGACAGTTTGCAGAAAAAATTCCAGCAAACACAGGCGATCCTGCAATCACAGGATTTGATCCTGGAACATTGGTATTTGCAAATACTGTAGAACCACAGTCTTATGGACAAAACACATACATGTTGTACAGGCCTGTAATTACTAATGTTAGCAGAGATACATTATCATATGCAGATTCAAGCATCGTAGAATTTAGTATTGGATTTGAATATGAATATTTTGAAGTTGAATTTGTTCCAGGTGCAGAGAACAAGCAACCAATAGCACATCGTCAGAACTTTAATGCCAATTTATCACCTAGTTATGATCAAGGTGGTACTGCCGTTAATACAACACAAACTTTTACTAATGGAGATCCTGGAAGTTATACCGGGGCTGATGTTGGTGCTTCATCTTATTATCAAAGTATTGGCGGCTCGGGCCAAAGATAATGGCACAGTATATCCAAGGCGCATTTAAACCACAGAACCCTACTAAGTATATAGGTAAGCATACTCCACGTTATAGAAGTGGTTGGGAATTGGCTTTTATGCGTATGTGTGACAATCACCCTAATATACTTGCCTGGGCCAGTGAAGCACACAGAATACCATACATCAATCCAGTTACTGGCAAGAAAACTTCATATGTGCCGGATTTCTTTATGATATATGCAGACAAGAATGGCAAAAAACATGCAGAGATTGTGGAAGTCAAACCAAACAGTCAGGTTATGGGCAATGCTCGTAGCACACATGACAAGATGCATGCCGTGGTAAATGAAGCAAAATGGCGAATGGCAAGACAATGGGCAAATCAACAAGGCATGGGATTTCGTGTTATAACAGAAAACGAAATGTTCAACAAGCCAAAAAGTAATAAGCCTAAAAGAAGGAAAAGACGTTGACCAAGAAATTAGAAGAAGAGTTTAACTTGCCTCCTATAGAAAAAGAAGAAGTTAAAACTGAACTCACAATGGCACCTGACGAAATACAACAGGTTATAGCAACAGCAGACAAAATAGATTCAGCATTACCACAAGTAACAGGACTTAATTCACTTGATACAGACATGGACAGTTATGCACAAAAGGCCATGGATACATTTGATGATCTAGTAGCATTAGGCAACAATGTGGAAGATAGGCATGCGGCCTTGATTTTTGATGTGGCAAGTAAAATGATGAACAATGCAATTACAGCCAAAACAGAAAAAATGAACAAAAAACTAAAAATGATAGACCTACAGCTTAAAAAAGCAAGGTTAGATAGAGATGGCAACGGCGCCAATGGTACTGTGATTCACCATGACAGTGAACAGATCACAAGCGACAGAAACAGTATGATTGAAAGCCTTAAAACCATAGCAGACAGCTTAAAGAAAGATAAATAACTTTAACGGAGCGATAACATGAATTATTTAAAAGCATATTTGACAGAATCAAAATCCAGTTATAGTTACAGAATCAAAACCTCTGAAGAAGTTTCGGATGAAATGATGGACGCACTTGAAGAACATCTTAAAAAGTATGAAGTAAAAAGTGTAAATTCACCCAAGCGAGGAATTTTACAAAGTGCTCCAATTGATTTTCCAGGTGAAAGAGGTGTTAATGTAACAACTATTGATTTTGATAGTGACCAACCAGCAAGTCAATTTGGCTTGATGACAGAACTAGTAAGAATATGGAACATTGGCGAAAACAAAATTAAAGTAAGAGCACACAATGAACCAGCAATGGCTAGAGAACTTGCAGAAGAAAAAGCAAAAAAAGATGAAGAATACAAAGTTAAATTAGAATCAGAAGACTATAGTGCAGATGATGTAGAAAAAGTAGATCATGCAGAATACTATGGCGAAGATTTCAAAACAAAATTCGTAGACGAAATGATGAAACTTAGAAGAGAGCAAATGCCAGAAGGTGTTGGCTACGAAGGAGAAAAGGCATGAACTTAGATGAATTAAGAAAACTAGCTGGAATGCCACAAACTGAGTGGGCCAACAGTCCAGCAAACACAAAACACCCTGAACCAGAAGAGGTACAGGCCCCAGAAGCAGATGTAAACCAAAGTCTTAGACAGTACATGAATGCAGATCCTATGCCAGTAAAGGTTGTAGAAGGTGAAGATAAAGTGTTTGAAGATCATGAAGTAGAAGACATGATGGCAAAATTTAAGGAATATCTCAGCGAGGATGAAGCAGTTGAGGAACAAGCTCAAGAGGAAGTTGTTGAGCAGGCAATTGAAGAAAAGAAAGCAAAACCTGATTATATAGATATTGATGGCGATGGTGACAAAGAAGAGTCAATGAAAAAAGCCGCCAAAGATAAAGATAAAGAAAAAGCTGATGAATCAGTAGAAGAAGGCAGAAAACCTTATCCAGGAGAGTATGATTATACTGATGACAAGTATATGCATTCCGATGGTACACCAAAATCAGATGATGACGATGATGACGACGACGATGACGACAAGAAAAAGAAAAAGAAAAAAGCCAAAGAGTCAGTTGAAGAAAATCAAGACATTGCAGATCTTAAAAAACTTGCAGGCATTGGTGAAACAACTACAGATCAAACAGTATCAGCAGATATTTCAGCATTGAAGAAATTGGCAGGTATCTAATGGAAATCCAAGACAAAATCAGACAATACCTAGGCGAAGAT